ATCTAATAAAAAACTTTTATTATTCTTCTATTTTATCTTTAACAATTTTAGCCAAGCTGAATTGGACGCTTTATTCTTACGATTAATTCACTGGTATTAGCTGCTTCACCTACAAGAGTTAAGAAATGTCCAGATGTAGTGGGAGGAGTTTTGGTAATTGATCCAGCACTTGCAGCAGATAAAAAGAAAATATCTCCAGCATCCAATGTCTGTGTTCCTGCAGCTACTTGACCAGAAACTATTACACGAACAATCTGTCCTGCAGTTTGTGTAGTTTCTGCGAATCCTGCAACAATTGCCTGATCTAATGTTCCATTTGCAACTGCTTTACCCACCTTGCCATCAGAAGTCCTGGAGTATAGTGCATCCCCCTGTGAAACATTTTCAAATGCTTCAGTCCGATATGCTGCTACTTTAAATACAATAGGGTTAGGCATTGTCTGCCTAAAGTCTTCCAATATGGCAACTAAACCTTCTACGTTAGCTGCATAAGGTTCTAGATCTTTTGCACTCATTATCTTAAAAGAACTGGAGGTTCAATATGAATTGCAAAGTCAGTAGCAGTAGATGCTTCTCCTACACGGGTGATAGCTTTTCCTGCACCTGAAGGTGGAGTTGTTGTAATAGCTCCAGCTGTTGAATCGGATAAGAAGAATAGATCTCCTGGATTCAAGGAACTTAAAGTTTTAAGACCTACAACGACAACTTTCACACTACTGTTTGCACTAACAGTTGAATTAGCAAAACCTATGACTGTAGCATTTTCTAATGTTCCATCAGCTGCACTTGCTTTTCCTACCTGACCATCAGAAGTACGCATGAATAAAGCATCACCATCAGTTATATCCTGAAATGCAGTTGCGTTAAATCCAACCTGAAATGGAGCAAAAGTAGGAAAACCTTCTTTTAAATCCAACAGTGCGTCTACTAAACCACGAAAATTATTTGAATATGGTGAACGAGTCATAGTAAATCCATTAGCAGTTAATAGATCTACCAATACTTTTATTGCACCTTCTAAATTTGGTTCTCCTTGTGCCATATAATTCGAACAGTTTATATAGACATTCTAAGTTGTTAAATCCCTTAGAATATAGATAAAGAGAAACAAAAGATTTAATGGACCCAGAAATTATTGCTATTGCTGTGACCAGTGGACTAGCAGCTTTCACTGGTGTTATCAAATCTTTAAATGGATTTAATGATAAAATTCAGAGAAGATTCAATAAACTACAAGACGAAATCAATCGTGTAGAAGATGATATGATTCGTGGTTATGTTTTAAAACAAGATTTTATACGTGAGATAGATGTAGTACATCAGAAGTTAGATCGTATATTAGAGTTAATGATAAAGCAGAACTCTAAATAAATGTATTTTGAAAAATTAAATATAAAGATAGATACCCCTTCTTATGAAGTGGGTAAAAAAGAATTAGAGTATGGCATAGATATAAATAATAAATTCAATGGTTTATGGTACAGCGATCTAAAAGTCAATGAACACATAGATCTTATACCAGAAAAATATAAATCAGACTTCTACTTATTATTTCTAGAAGCTAATTCATTTATTCTTCCTCATTCTGATAGTGGTCCTACTACAGTGATAAACTTTTATATTGAAACAGATAATTGTGCAACACAATTCTACGAAGTAAAAGATAATGCTCAACCTTATCAGATAGAAAATCAAACTGATGGATGTGTATATGACTTAGATGATTTGATTGAGACAGAATCTTTTATTGCTCAACCCGGAGATGTATATATTTTAAATGTAAGTAAAGTTCACAGTGTTATCCCTTTAGATGATAATGAGGTAAAGCGTAAAGCTATATGTTTTTCTACCAGATCTTTAAACTTTGATGAAGTTAAGAGGATGTTTGTGTAGCCTTAGAAAGTATTTTTATAGCTTTCTTACGTGTCTTACACTGTTGTGCTTTGAGATTAAGTTTAATTAGTCTCCAATGATCACCTGCCTGTTTTATTTGTCTTTCTTTATTCATACAATGTTCACAATTACACTTTTCTCTTAATTGATCGCTGTCCATCCACCTATACTTGTTCTATAAATATGTAAAGTAGTTGTTGATTCTATAAAATGTAACTGACCATTCACAGGATTAGAAGGAAAACCTGTATTAGTTGTAGAAGCTATTGCCTTTGCATACTGCCAGTTAGTTCCATCATGTACTCTGAACAATTCTGTACTCGATGTATCAAGCCATGATTCTCCTTTAGAGAAACTGGTAAAACCAGTGGGAGCATTATTAGGTTGTGTAGATCCTACATGTATAGGTCCAACTTTAATTAATCCTGTACTGGGAGAAGCAACATCATCTGCAAAAAATAATCCAGGATCTCCTGAATTTATATTCACACAAAGTTCGCCAGCTCCTATTCTTGTCGGTACTGGTCTATCATTTAATAAACTCGATCTTCTACTTTGAATTTGTATACTCATATCTAATTAAGATAAAGTCCTGCATCTACATTTATGGACTGTTCTACACCTGGATTATAAGTTGAACAATCCATGTTACTTACTCCAGTTCCTGTTATTGGTTCTCCATTTAAATATGTTCCACCTTCTATTTCTCCAAATTGAAAATCAGGAGTAAAGTCTGTAAGAGGTTGACTAAGTAATCCAATACGAACATCTTCTATTAAATCAAAATCTAAATTAAATACTTTTTGCATTGTCATTAATGTAGTAGCTGCATTATTTAATAATTTTCCATCACGACTTAATTCTCTACCATCACGTCTAATAGTATCTGTAAGTTTCATAGTTACTATAGTGGTGTCAAATTGAGCTATTTCTTCAGGTTGATTTCTTTGTCCAAATTGAATATCTTTATTACCTGTCCAAGGTAATCCATAACCTAACAGTGCCATTCTTTCAGCAGCTTTTCTAGTGCGATCCTGTTCTTTATCAAAGTTTTTATAAAATTTATCTAGTGCATTACCAGCTGGTTGATCACTAGGTTCAAGCAACCAGGTGTCTACATAATC